TATCTGCTCAATTTGTTCTGTGGTTGGTTCAAAACCTGCGTCATAAAGGCTTTGCTGAATAGTATCGTGCCAATAACTCATCCCTTAATCCCCCTCAGCGCAGCAACAACTTGCTTGATTTTGTAGTTATTCATCTCAATCACCAGTCTTTTTTAGTTGACGCAGTTCTGCCTGTAGCTTTCGAACCTTTCTCTTAAGGTCACGAATTAATGGCCCATCTTGTTCTTGCGTAAACAAATACCACTTATCAAACCACTTCTTTACCTGATCCACTCGCCCATAAACTTCACAAGAGCGTGTGATAAATCTTCTTTCAAATTTGCATTGATAGGAGTTGTCAGTTTGCTTAACTATGGAAATAACACCTTCATCACCTGAGAAAACAGCACATAAGCCTTTTTCTACATCACGTAAGGCAGGGGATATTTTTCTATGGAAGTTGAATCCAATAGTTAATCCCTCGTCAGTAGTAGTAGTTCCATCAGTCATCTCACACACTCCAAATCGCAGGGCAGATATATCGGTACAGCACGATTAGAGCTGCAATAAACGCTAGGAAAAACACAACCATTAGGGCTTTGATTGATTTTTGGTGGTCGATCATTGTGGTTCTCCATTGAGCTGAGCATTTAAGCTGTTATAAACATCACGGAATAAAGCCCATTGGCCCTTGTCTTTGATTTCACGAATATATCGATGCGCAACAACGTTTCTTTCGAAGTCCCAAAAGATACGAGCCTTATCAACACCAACTACAAAAAAGAAGTTCGGGTGTTTTCTCCATTGAGTTAGAGTTCCTTGCTCAACTAAATCCATAATTTCTTTTGGAATTTCAGAAGACACATACTCAACGTATTCTTGCTTTGATTCTTCACGAGCTATGGCGCTCTTTGTTGCCTCAATGCTCTTATCAAGATTGCGCAGGGAGTCGTTTTGCTTCTCCCAACGATTCATAGTTGCAAAGCCATTTTGCTTGTCATTAAGTGGCTGACCATTAGCGGATTTAACATCATCGTAGTGAGCCATAAGTTTTGTATTGAAAAGTGCTTCTTTCTTCTCAAGTGATTGCTTCAAAACATCCAGTCTTTTCATTCTTCTTCTCCGAAGCCCTTAAGCGGGCTTTCTCAATTCTTGTTCGATTACTTGGACGATTTCTTGAACGCTTTTGGTGCTTAAGTAGTAGTTTGCTACTTCACCATTTTCGTCATAGATACGAGGTTCTTTAATCTCTTTAACTTCTACTTCGTTCCAGCTATAACCAACGCTATTGCTGTGAGTTGATAAGTTAGCAACATACTCAAACTCAACAACGTATTGCTCGTTTAGAGTTTCTACAGCAGCTTTGCTTGTCTTAACGTTGATTGATTCAAGTTTGAATGGGGCAGTTACTTCAATCTGCTCAACTACTGGAGCTAATTGTTGTTCTTTCGCAGGGCTAAACGCATAAGCTGCTGTTAGCATTCCCATCACTCCAAGTGCTGTGCACATTGGTTTGACTACGTTCGTTTTTATGTTCATGACGTAGACTCCTCTACTGGATGAACATAGCTATCACACATGCTTAAAAGCATTAATTTGTGTTGATTCCAAAAATCAAGCGCATTACTATCCATGAGCGAAATGCGTTCATCATCAAATGATTTCCATTCTTCTACTTTGTGATTTTGACAACCAATCCGCATATCCCCAGTGCCATTGATAACCACATCCCAGCGAAGGCCATAAATGACCAGTGGAGCTGCTTTGGCACCGCTAAGGTTGGCACCGCTAAGGTTGGCACCGCGAAGGTTGGCACCGCTAAGGTTGGCACCGCGAAGGTCGGCACCGCGAAGGTCGGCATCGCGAAGGTCGGCATTGCGAAGGTCGGCATTGCGAAGGTTGGCACCGCTAAGGTTGGCACCGCGAAGGTCGGCACCGCGAAGGTCGGCATCGGCAGCTATCGCAGCCTCAGCAACATGACGAGCAATCATTCCTGATTCCATTCCTTCAGGAATTTCACAAGTAAATAGAACTTCGCCAGTCCAACGGTTTTTGATTTCATGATTTTGTGTCATACTTATCTCGCTCTGTGAGTAAACCGCCTAGACTTCCAATCCTGAGGCGGTTTTTGTTTGTGTATGAGATTTAGTTTACCAAAGGAAACTTATAAGTCAACAAAAAGTTTATTAAAAGAAACTTTTAATTCTATGTTTGGAAACTTTATGTTTTAATAGCCAAAAGAAAACCCACACTGGGTGGGTTATTTGGAGTTTATTATGAGTAATGAAAAAGAAGTTGCAGTTATTCCTATGGGCACTTCAGTAAGTATTATGGGTTGCCGATTTACTTTATTAGAGGATGTTGAGGTTGAAGCAAATCAAACTGATCTTGATTCTATCCTTAAGGAGCAACAGGATTGGTTAAACCAGCCTAAGATCAGAATGGCATCATCAGATATGCTCCCTGACCTTTAACCAGTTAACCGAGCTCTGGGGAATATTAAATGAACCCCAGTTTTTAGCGTCAACTTTAATTACAAAAAAGCTATCATCATTATCCACAAATTTTCTCAAATGATCGCGCACGGCAAAAACTGCAAGGTCGCTTTCTACTAACCATACAGATTCTAAGGGTTTCGTATAAGCCCCTAGTGCGATTATCCCATTCTGAATTGTTGGGTAGTCTCTTCTTTTGTGTAAGTCATAACTAATTAAGTAAATTGCCATTCTTTTTCTCCGCCCGATATGTTGTAAAGACTGTGTCGGGTTCATAGTTTTATTATTCAATACACAAGTCAAACGTTTGAATACTTTTCCAAAAACTCATCTATCCATCCTTGCGCTACAGCAAGATTGGTTATATCAGTAAGTTTTAGATTGGTTTCTTCTGCTTCATTAAATCCTTCAATGATAGCCTCAAAAATATTTGCTTCACTAATGACCTCGCGTGCAATTTCCGCAGCATCATAGCTTTGCTTAGCCTTTTTAAGTGAGGCTATTTGTTTATCTATTCCTGCACCAATTTTACCTAATGCCAATTTGAACTCTTGGCGATTGATCGTTAGCGCAGTTTTGGATTTATTAAGTGTTGCAATCATTTTATTCTCTTTTATTTAAGAAGTTTGATTTATCCAGCACGCCAAAATTGACGTCCCATTACTCTGAAATTTAAACCATTCTGTTCAGTAACTTCACGATCTCTATATTTTGAGTTCAAACTGTGGAGAATAAGTTTTCCGCCTTCTTCCTTGAATATTTGTTTAATCATGCCTTCACCCTCAAAGTAAACTGCATAGATCTCACCATCAATTATTTCTGTCTGGGATATATCAATACCTACTAGGTCCTGGTCATGAATGAAGTCAGACATACTGTCACCCTTTGCTTTAATGATTCTCATGCATTTAGGATCAATATGTTTTCTATGAAAAAATGAAGGTGGGAAAGGGAATTTTCCATTGATAACGTCAAAGTGAAACTCAATTGACTCACCTGCACCACATGAAAAATTTGCTTCCACTACATCAACCCAAATAAAGCCATTTTCTGTTTCATAGTCAATGACAGTAGGCTCATGTATGTCATTCACATCAAAAGAAGATTCATTAGTATTTTTTAGTCCATGTTTATCCATGAACTCTTGCATTTTAAATGTGTTTAATTTTTCTGGCTCTTTCCCAAACAATAACCAATCTTGAGATGTTTTAAGAGTTGCTGCAAGGGCAGGCATATACTCTGCTTTTGGAACATTTGTACCTGCCACCCATTTAGATACAGCGCCTTTTGTAGCACCCGTTGCGTCGACCAAATCAACTTGGCGAACTTTAAGCTCGGTCATTCTTTGAATAATACGATCACTTATAGAGCTCATAGAAAATTCCTCATTATTGTTTCCTATAGTAAACAAACATATTGCCTTGTTGATAAACTTATGGTTTACTAATGGAAACTATAAAGTTTATAGAGGTAAACCATGACAGTAGATGATTTAGTAACCCACTTTAAGGTTGCTAAAGACATTGAATTAACTGGAAAGCTGAATGTAACTCGCGGAACAGTAAGCAAGTGGCGTTCAAGAGGTATCCCTCGCGATACGCAAGCCAGAATTCAAATCTTAACTAAAGGCAAACTTAAAGCCGATATACAAGCGTTGAGCGCTTAGGAACAACCATGAGCAAAGTATCTATTGAACTAAGTGCAAGCGCGAGAAATAGCATCACAAGGGTTTTGCGCATCCTTGCAAATAGCAACAACTCCCAAATTGCAGAGAAGCTTAACCTTGATCCAACGACATTCTCACGCTTTAAAAACGATAAGAAAAACAATGGATTGACGGATATTGAAAACGTTTGCGCGATGTTGGATTTGCTTGAATTAAAAATCGTACCGAAAAAATACAAGTTAATTCACAAGGAAAAATTAGCAGCACTTTTGAATTTATCAAAAGCGTATATGGGACGCCTAGGTTCTGTCGATGACTTGTTTCAAGACGACATCGAAGACTTTGGGATTAATGAAGAACTTGGATATTAAAAAACCGCTTTCCAGTTGGAGCTGGCAGCGGTCGTATTCATAGGAGTCAAATCGAATGAACATAGAAATTCTAACACATCATTCCAGACAGGTGAAGCACCCGAGGAGTGCACAGGGTGAGGGACATGATGAGTAACAAGATAGTAAATGAAATCCGAGAATTGCCAATTCATAGCACACCTAAGCACTTGCTTTGGGTGATAGCTGATATTGCAGACGACAATGGCCAGACTGGCTGGTATGCACCAACATCACGCTTGATTAAAGAGACTGGCTTGAGCAATAAAACAATTGCTGAATGTGTTTCTTATCTAAAAGATTGCGGAATTTTATCTGTAACAGGTGGTGCAGGCAGACAAAATCACTACTCAGTTAATGCTCAAAACTTTAACCCGACTGTAAAATATTCGCCTAAAAAACAATCAAAACCAGTGAGCGAGGTTCACCAGTGTGCCAGTTTTACCAGTGAACTAGGTTCACAACCACCAGTGAACCTCTCTCCAAAACCAGTGAACTTGGCGCAAAAACCAGTGAGAGAGGTTCACACTATCCATCATATCCCTCAATATCCCTCTGTTTATCCATCTATAGGTGATGCAGAGAATGCACCTAAGGTTAAGTCAGAACCTAAGGTAAAACGCATCACTAAAAAACAAGCTGGCATCAATCGACTTGTTGAACTTGGTTGTGATGAAAAATATGCACATGACTGGATGGTTAATCGTAAAGGCGCACCACTAACAGATTCAGTTCTTGAAAACCTAATTGAGCAAGCAACCAAAGCAAACATCACTTTGGCTACAGCAGTTCAATGGACAGCTAAGAAGGGCTACCAAGGATTTAAAGCCGATTGGTACTTGAAAGACCAACAACCGCAACAGAACACTGGCTACCAATCATCTGCCCAACAAACAGCGAATGAACAAGCCAAGTGGGACAACTTCCTGAAAGGGAAAACTCAACTTGTGGATGTCTCGCCAAAAAAGACGTTTCTGATTGAGGGGGTGGGTCATGCGTGAGTTCACCCAAGACGATGCTATCCGTCTGATAGCAAAAATGCGCTCGTTCTACGGGAAGAAATTCTCTGATCAATGGTCAGGTGTAGATCCAGAAGATATCGCAGATTCAATGGTTGAGTGCTTCCAAGGCTTAACAGCAGAAGATTTCAAACGCGGTGTAACCAAGATGATGAAATCAACCTTCTGCCCAACAGTACCAGAGTTTAGAGCGTGGTGTGAGCCTAAGGCAGATGCTTGGTTGGATGCGCATGAAGCGTGGGCCATTGCAAAGCAATCAATTGAATTTGGTACAGGTCGTGAATTGACAGTGATCTGGACTGAGCAAGCGGCTAAAGCATTTGAAAAGTGTGCTGACTTGGTTGCAACTGGTGACAAGTTCCAATTGGCCGAAGCTAAGAAAATCTACGTTTCGATCTATGAGCGCCTAGTAACCGAAGCAAAAGACCAAGGATTAAAACCAGTCTACAACGTGAGCTTAGGTGTTGATCCCGATCAGCGAATCAGCGCGATCAAACAAGCCGAAGTAGCAGGATTCTTAACTGGTCCAGAAACTCAATTACAGCTTGAGCATAAGCAAACTAAAGCAGAACAACAGGCAGAAGCTGAGCAATACAAATCAACGGCTCAAAAGGCCATTGCTGAGTTACGCGAAAAACTAAAGCTCAAAGCACCAGTGAACAAAATGTCTGATGAGATCAAAGAGGTTCAACCTTGGGAACTCAAAGAAGATTCTGAGTACTGGCCCGATCCATTCGACCAGAAAGAACAATACATCGAAAGCCTAAAAGCAGAGGGTAAAGCTGTGCCGATGGCGTTGAGAGGTGCAGCGTGAAACATCCTCTAGATAATCAAACTGTGGATTGGTGTGCTGATCAGATTAATACAGGGGCTTTAATCGCACTTAATCAAGAGATCGCTGTAGGAAAAACAATCAATCTTTTGCACTACGCAGTAAGACAAACAATCCCATTTCAAGTGCGTGATGTAGCAGCGAATGTGACTGAGGTTTATGGGTCAATGGCAACTCGATATTTAAACACTCTGGTTCGTTTAGGCCTATTGGAAAAGGTAACACCTCACAAGTACCAGCCTACAGATTTAGCAAAGCGAATGATGAATATTGGAGATAACAATGAATAAGAAAAAACAACTCAGAACTTGGTTAGAGATTTGCGTTGGTCGTGGCACAGCATTGGCCAATGCAATGAGTGTAAGTCGTCAGTTCATTCATAGTGCTTCATTGGGCAAGACGCGCATATCAGATCAACAGTGGGGAGCAATCACCTTTGCAATGAACATTGTTGAGCTTGATGAAATGCGCAATCAAAAGAGCATCGAACATAACATTCTTAAAGCAGCTCGTAACAGTCACAACAAAGACAGTGAAATAAAAAACATGTCTTTGGCTGAGTTAGACAAATGGGTTGATGTATTGGGGAGAGTGGCATGAACGACAATGTGAATCATCCAAAGCACTACACAAGTGACCCAAGTGGTATTGAGTGCATCGAGATTACAAGACACCGTAATTTCAATATTGGTAATGCTATCAAGTATTTGTGGAGAAATGGCCTCAAAGATTCAGATAGCCAAGTACAAGACCTAAAGAAAGCAGTTTGGTACATCAATGACGAGATCAAGCGTTTAGAAAGCATTACCAAACGTGACTCAAGTGACGGAGAAGGGCGATGAAGAAATTTGACTGGTTTTTATTGGGATACACGTTCAAGACAACCATTGGGCATGGTACAGGGTCTGTTGTTAAAGGCTTTAGCTTAGATAGTGGTGATAAAAATATTACCAATGCTGATATAGCAAAACTCACAGAGATGGCAAAAAAATCAGCAACCATCAAAGAACCAATTGTTGATTTTTACATCATGAGTATTTCCTATCTTGGGCATATGACAGAAAAGGAATTCAATGAGGAGCAAAGCCAATGAACGCGATCCGACTATTTAGACGACACGATATAAACGACATCAAGAACATGCTTGAAACTGTTCCAGAGGGCGCAACTCACGTAACTGAAGATATGCGCATGTTTATAAATGAACACTTTGATCACTTAGAAACAATTAAAAATCAGATTCCAGTTCTAGCTCGAATTGTGGACCTCAAGCGCCTCGTTGAGAGCATCGACTTGGTTAATTCCTACGGAGGTGTTCAGGAATCTGAGTGGGAAATATCTTCACAAGATGATCTCCCTGAACATTGCTACCGATTACGTCAAGCAATTGATGACTACGAGGCAATTTATGGAGGTGAGCATGTTTAAAGTCGGTGATTGGGTTGTGTTCGATACAACCAAGCCATATTGCAGATTGCTGCCAGCTTGCTTGATGAAGTTTATTCAGGTTGAAGACGGGGATGCCATAGTTGAATCACAAGGCCGATGGTGCTTGGTGAGCCTTGCAGCATTAAAACTGGCATCTGAGGATGACATTGAAGCAGGCCACAGAATTGAGCAGGTGAAGTGATGAGAAGTGAATTTGAGAAAACTGTAGTTTTAGATGATTTTGACCCACTTGAATATGCTTGGTTTGATCCAAAGCGGAACAGATACATTCCTTATTCTAGAGACGAAGTCTGTCTAGATGCTTCTATAACTTTAAATGCCGGCTGGGAGGCATTTCAGTATCAACAATCAAAAGTGGATGAGCTGCAAAAGCGGGTGGATTCGTGTCAAGAACTGATACAGAAATGGAATGGTGGTGGTTATGACATATTTGATGTGTTTAAAGAGTTAGAGCAAGCGCTCAAGGGTGGTGGGGAATGAAGCTAAGAACAATCCCACAAGAGTATGAATCAATACTTTTTGAGGGCATCACAGAAGAACTAGACGCTTTTCTGAAAGGCACTGATTCAAAGGTGTATGTGCAAGGCGATTGCTTTGTGTTGTCTGGGTTTATCGGGAATCAGGGTGTTGATATAGGTGATTATTTATATAAATCAGATTCACCCCTAACCCTTGTTCATGTCGCACATAAGGATAAATCATTCAGTAATTACTTTGAGGTACTGCCATGACCACATTCAAAGAGGCTCAAAGAAGTAGATCAAAACCTTTGACACGCTCAAGCGTGTCAAGGAAGTTTGGCAAGACAGTCAGCAAAGGTGAAGCTCTATTAGAGAATCACCTCAATGCTTTAAAGATTCCATTTACTAAAGAATATCGGTTTCATCCAGAGCGCAGATGGCTGGCAGATTTCAGAATTGATGACATGCCCATCCTGGTAGAAGTCGAAGGCGGTGTATTCAGTAACGGTCGCCACACAAGAGGTGAAGGCTACACAAAAGACTGTGAGAAGTATTCAGCAGCAGCGGTGAATGGTTGGTTCGTGATTCGTGGTACTACAGCACAGATCAAAGAGGGATTAGTCATCCAATGGATTGAGAAGCTTATTGAACGGTTGAGAGGTGGGTGATGGGTGATATTGGATTTTGGTTATTCGCCTGCGTGGCAGTGGTTTGTTACACAATTCTAAAAATGAACGGTATTGAAATTTGAGGTGACGGTATGAATGCAGTAGCAACTAAGTTTGAACAGTTTGAATGGTTGACTCATGGCTTAACAGCGAGTTCGCCAAGTTTGGAACCATGTGTTCGCGGCACAGGAGAGAAACCATTGGATTATCAAGATCGCTTGGGTGCTATTGCTTCAATGGATACTCAATTAGCAAAATCAGTAACAGCTTTAATTGTGTTTGATGGCAAGGCTCAGAGTGATTATGAGTATGTTCGTCAACACTTGGCAAATATCTTAATTAAGAATGCGGTAAATGATAAGAAGCGAGAGCCTGAGGGCATTGCAATGTATCATCTTGGTTGGTTGGTAGCGAAAATGGTTTTGGATTTCGCTTTGGATCCTGATTTAGAGGATAACTACACCGCTAAAGGGCGTTTGGCTTATGCGGGAATGAAGACGCATCAAATGTCGGTTAGCTCTTATCGCCAAACTTGGAAGACATACGAAAACCTCATGACAATGGCAATAGAGTCAGCAATTGATGAAGCTGCCAAAGCTATTGAAAAGTATAAGAAAGAAACTTACAAAGTAGCTAAAAATAATTGTTAGCATTTTTCTGATAACTAGAGTATAGTTTTTCTATACTGGTCGTATTACGGTTATCCGAGACCAAAGTCATTAAAGCTCATCGAAAGGTGGGCTTTTTTGTTGTCTGTAAAAAGACAATCTATCCTACTGGAGTGCCGACCAGTGGAACATGCCTTCGAGTAAAACTGCTTTATGCAGCCTAAACTAGGGAGTGGCGTCCCGACCTAAAGAGGATTGAAAGCAAGTAAAGCAGACCGTGCATGTTAGGTATGTGTGATTGTGAGTAGCGGTAGATCAGTTGCCGAGCTGATCAATATCGTAATCTAAGGCAAGGGTGTGGCAGTTTGCCATGCCCTTTTTAATTTAGAGAAGTGAATGTGTTTTAGATATCACATCAGGATTAACCAGACCGAGAAAGCTCCAAGCGAGTGTATATAAACTGGAGTCTTAAGTTTCGTTCACTTCATCTAAGTTAATAACAATAAAGGTTCAGCCATGGACGAAGAAGAACTCAAAGAAATTGAAGAAGATTGTCAGCAGTTTAAGAACGTAATCAAAACAGTGTTTTATTTGGCTGTGATGTTATTTGCAGCTTATTTGGTTTGGTGTAATTGGTGATTGTATGGACCTAATCGAAGCAAAAAAGAATCTTGAATCATTGCATCAAGACAAAGAAAAACTAGAAAGTCTTAATCATTTAAACGCGACACATCAGTTCAAAGAAGACTGTAAGCGTCGAGTGCATGATATAGACAAGCAGATTGGCAACATTCAACACAATATCAAACGCTATGCGAGACCGTAACCGACTGGAAGCGATTAGAAAGCTGCCGTGCATTAAGTGTGGTCAGAGTCCTAGTCAAGCCGCTCATTCAAATAGTTCAAAGCATGGTAAGGGTAGAGGAATCAAAGCAAGCGATGAGTTTACAGTACCTCTTTGCTACAAATGCCATTCTGCATTCGATAAGTTTGAACTAGGCACAAGACAAGAATCAGAAGCTTTGTTTGATGGGTGGTTGGAGAAGACTAATTTAATGTTAAAAATAGATACAAATTCTGACAGTGTTTTTTAATTAAATCATGTGGTTATGGTATAATTTAACTCTATAAAAGAGGGTTATTTGATATGCAAGAATTAGATAAAAATCGCTATATTGATTTAGATAATCTTGATCTTAGACATGTGCCATATGACCTATTAACACATCTACAATCTGAGTGTGCAGGTGAAATTGAGCGGAAGCTAGAAGCGAAAAAAGTAAGAGCTTGGCGATTAGATGCCAAAAACCTTTATGGTGATAGATTTTTTAGACATGATGAATTGGATCAAGCTAAGAAATTGATGTGTGATCTCTTGGATAAGTATATAGATTGCCCACAAAGTCTTGGTAGAATTGAGTTACTTCCGATTAAGATTGTTCCTGAAATACTGGAAGATCGGATTAAAGAACAACAGGAATATGATTAAGCCACCCTCGGGTGGTTTTTTATTGATCATAAGAGTGTTAAAATGATTGGGCATTATGTATGCCAGCTCTTGTGACCAACTTGGTATCACTTAGAGCCTAAACCCTTAGTTAGTTTTGACGGACGCTAAGGGTTTTTTATTGCGAGGTTGAAATGCAAATTACTATACGCAACCACGCAGATATTGCGCCAGTTACAAACCATTTGAATAAGAATCACGCTCAAGCTGCAGTAGAAGGTAAGCCACTTGTAGTGACGATTAAACCTTTTGAGAAAGACAGATCAAAGGCACAGAATCGGCTTTACTGGCTCTGGATGGCGCAATGGTCAAAGAATCAAGGCACTGACAAAGATTCAGAGCACCTCTACTTCAAAAAGAAGTTCTTAGCACGAATCTTTGATCGGGATGATGTAGGACAATACAGATCAACCTTTGTCGCGGTTAGAAAACTGAAAGAAGAGCAGCACTCAATGTATCAGCAAGTCGCTGATGGGTTGAATGAACTGATTAGCACAACTGATGCATCAATTACTCAATTCACAGAATACTTAAACGACATACATGCATTTTGCTTGAAACAAGGGTGTTACTTAGAAACACCAGATGACCTTAAATATGCTTTGGAGTAGTCATGTTCTTGATAAAACCTCACCCCCAAAAGCTAAGATATGCAGATCAAGCAAAAGTACAACAAACAGAATTTCTTTTGAAAAAATACCTTCCAATGGAAATTGAGGTTTATAAAAAAGCATTGAAAGATGGTGATAGTGAAATTCAAGAGAAAATACTGTCGCGCCTTAATAAGCATTTGAAGGCAATTTAGAAACGCCTGATGATTTGAGGTGGTATTTCCATTGAATGCCAATTATTATTATCTATCCATAACAAAAGATAGATTATTTAATGAAAGTAAAAGATTTAATAAATGAATTGCAAAACCTTGACCAAGATCTTGAATTGTATTTTTTAACTGAAGATAAAGAAATTACTAAAGATATGAAACTTGCTGAGGTCTTTGGTTTTAAAGATGTCCATACTTCAAACGTGACAACTAAAAGAAACCTTGATGGTAGTTTTGAGTTCACTTTCTTTCCAGATGAAAATGGACGAGAAGTAGCATTTATTAATTTCACCAAACATGTTTAAAAGAACCGCCCAAGTGGCGGTTTTTTAATGAGGTAATTATGGAACAAATCAAAGGCGCAGAACCTTTAGCAAATGAGCGTCATGAGAAGTTCTGCCAAGAATTATTAGCAAGTCCCGAGTTTAGTATCAAAGAAGCTGGCAAAGCAGCAGGCTATAAACATCGTCAAAATTCATGGGATGCTTATAAACTTCCTCAAGTTCAAGAGCGTATTGAATATCTCAAATCAATGCGCATGGCTGAGCTTGGAATTGATCAGTATTTTGTTGCTAAGAATCTCAAAGACATCGCAAAAAAAGCATTTGATGAAGGGGAGTTTTCACCCGCCATTAAAGCAAATGAGTTATTAGGTAAGCACATGGGCATGTTCAGTGACAAGGTTGAACATAAACATAGTGGTTCAGTTGATTTAAGTTTAAAGGTGGTATTCGAAGATGAAGGAGAAGCGAGTACCAAGTAAGTTTAAGCCACTCTATACGCACCTCACCAATAACAAGCTGTTCTATGTCTACCATGGTGGTCGTGGTGGTGGTAAGTCATGGGAAATTGCAGATTATCTACTGATTGAGGGTGCTCAAAGAAAGCACCGAATCCTATGTTGTCGTGAAATTCAGAAATCAATTAAACAATCAGTACACAAGCTTTTGTCTGATCGCATTGTATCGCTCGGACTAGAAGGGTTTTATCAGATTCTGGATACTGAAATACGTGGGGCGAATGGCACAGAGTTCTCTTTCTCTGGTCTGCAAAACCACACAGTTGATTCAGTCAAATCCTTTGAAGGTGCAACAATTACATGGATTGAGGAAGCTCAAACAGTCAGTGGCTACTCGCTCAAGATTCTTATTCCAACAGTAGTCCGCACCCCGAACTGCATGATCATCATGTCTATGAACCCTAAGTTGCCAAGTGATGCGGTATATGCTGATTATGTGGTTGTAGAGCGCGATGACACTGTGGTGGTGCAGATCAATTACACGGACAACAAGCATTGCCCTGATGACCTAATCAAACTTGCTGAGCAAATGCGAGATTCGGATTTTGATGAGTATGAGCATATCTATCTAGGTAGACCCAAAGAGATTGCAGATGGAGCAATCTATAAGGCTGAGTTTGAGCAAATCAAACGTGAAAACAGGATTTGTAAAGTGCCTCATGATCCTAATCTTCCTGTCTACACCTCTTGGGATTTAGGAATTTTAGACCCGACTGCTATTTGGTTCTTCCAGATATTTGGTAAAGAAGTTCGTGTCATTGACTACTACGAAGCAAATAATGAGCCGTTATCGCACTACGCCAGAATTCTTGATGAGAAAAAAGAAAAGTTTAGCTACAACTATGGCAAACACTTTGCGCCACACGATATCGCCGCACGCGACCTGTCAAGTGGAGTGAGCCGCGAGGAAACAATGGCTAAGCTTGGTTATCTCATGACCAAAGGCGCAAGGCTTGGCGTTGAAGATCGTATTGAGGCAACTCGCCAGATGCTTAAAAACGCATGGTTTGACGCAGATAAATGTAAGTATGGCATCAGAGTGCTTCAGAACTATCGTCGTGAATTTAACGACAAGCTAGAACAATTTAAGGCTACTCCTGTTCATGACTGGGCATCACATGGCTCAGATGCATTTGGAGAGGGCGCGATAAGCATTAACAAAATGTGCACACCAGTTAAAACAAAAGTCCAAGTAATCCCTACAGCACATCGCTGGAACAATTAATTTTAAGTGAGGTCAAGTTGTGACTAAAGAAGAACAACTTGCGGATCTTCTCGCCCGTGCAAAAAAGCAATTCGACACTATTCAAAGCGCTGTTAGAGATGAACGTCAACAGTGTTTAGAGGATCGTCGCTTTTATTCGATTGCTGGCGCCCAATGGGAAGGCCAATTGGGTGAGCAGTTCGCAAACAAACCAAAATTTGAAGTCAACAAAATCCACTTGGCTGTCATTCGCATCTTTAATGAATACAGAAATAACCGTATTACAGTTAATTTTGTCTCCAAAGATGGTTCAAAAAATGATGATTTAGCTGATACATGTAATGGGCTATATCGTGCTGATGAGCAAGATTCAGGGGCAGAAGAAGCTTATGACAACGCGTTTGAAGAGGGCGCGGCTGGTGGAATGGGTGCATTTAGATTTAGAGCTTGTGAGGAAGATGATGAAGATGAAGAAAATGAACGACAACGCATCCGAATTGAACCTATCTTTGATGCAGATTCGTGTGTGTTCTTTGACCTGGATGCTAAGCGTCAAGATAAGGCGGATGCTAAGTTTTGCTTTGTTTTGTCATCATTGACGCCTGATCGATACAAAGAAGAATACGACGATGATCCTGCATCTTGGGACAAAGACATTCGCAATGATGAGTTTGATTGGTGTACGCCAGATGTTGTTTATGTCGCCGAATACTTCGTTGTAGAAAAAGTTAAAGAAAAGATTCATATCTTCCATCTGATCGATGGCACCGAGGAGCGCCATACAGAAGATGATTTGGAAAAAGACCCTACTATCCGTGAAAAACTTGATGCTACAGGCGCTCAAGAACTTCGTATCAAAACGATTGAACGCCGAAAAGTACATAAGTACATTTTGAGCGGCTCAGGAGTTATCGAAGACTGTGGGTATATAGCAGGTCGAAATATTCCAATTGTTCCATACTATGGGAAGCGATGGTACATCGATAATGTTGAGCGCTGCATGGGCCATGTTCGTCTCCCAAAAGATGCACAACGACTTAAGAATATGCAGTTAAGCCGTCTTGGAGAGATTGCGGCTCTATCACCAATTGAAAAACCAATCATGGACCCTGAGCAAATAGCAGGTTTTGAAAATATGTGGGCGGAGGACAATGTCCAGAACTACCCATATTTGCTCGCAAATGCTTTACGCGATCCTCAAGGCAATATCATAGCAACAGGGCCAACTGCCTATACAAAACCGCCTCAAGTTCCGCCTTCTTTGGCTGCTTTGCTTCAAATCACTGATACAGACATTAAAGAGCTTTTAGGCAATCAAGAGCAGGGTGAAAAGATCAGTGCCAATGTGAGCGCAGAGGCGATTGACTTGGTTCAAGGCCAACTTGGCATGCAATCTTACATTTATGTAGACAACATGGCTAAGGCTATAAAGCGAGGTGCAGAGATTTGGCTTTCAATGGCCAAAGAACTTTATGTTGAGGAAGGTCGTCGCATGAAGACGATTGGCAAGCAAGATGAAGTTGATAGTGCTGAATTATCGCGACCTATTGTTGGAGAATCTGGTCTTGAATATGAGAACGACTTAACTAAAGCATCATTCGATGTCAGTGTTGATGTTGGGCCAACTTCTTCAAGCAAGAAATCTGCAATTGTCCGTTCAATGCAAGCCTTGCTTCCTTATACAACTGATCCTCAAGACTTAAAAATCCTTCTAGCCATGATCTACATGAATATGGAAGGCGAAGGAATCAAAGACTTCCGCAACTATTACCGCAAGTATTTGGTACAAGCTGGTGTTGTTGAGCCTACGGAGGAAGAACAGCAGCAGATGATGGAGGCAGCACAGAATCAGCCACCTGATCCAAACGCGCAGTATTTAGAAGCAGCAGCAGAAGAAGCTTCTGCCAAAGCTCAAAAAGCCAAAGCAGACACTGTCAAAGTGATTGCAGACGCAGAGAAAACCCGCGCTGATACAGCCGCTACGTTAGCCAAAATGGATCGAGATGACCAAAAGGCGACATTAGATATGGTTCAGAAAATTAACCAAGCAACACAACAAAACATGGCGTCCGCTCAGCCTATGAGTGAGGGAGTTACAAATGTCTGAACAAGAGCAAGACACCATTCAACCTTTAGATCCTGAATTAAGTACTGATCAACCTACTCTTGACCCCGAAGCTGGTGGTCAAGATCCTGATCAACCGCCTGATCCAGAAGAAGGTGAATTCTTCATTGGAATTGAAGGCGAAGAACCGCAGCAGCAAGAAGATCCGTTCCGAGGCGAGCCAGCACCTGAGTGGGTGAAGGATTTACGCAAAAAGGAACGTGAGAATCAGAAGCGAATCAAAGAGCTTGAATCTGAATTGTCTGTTCATCGCAAACCACAGGAAATCGAATTAGGCGAGAAGCCTACTTTGGATAGTGTTGGTTATGACACAGATGAGTATGAGCGCCAAGTAACCGACTGGTATGCAAAGAAAGCTCAATACGAGCAGCAAGAGCAAGCCAAGAAAGCAGAGCAGGAAAAGGCAAATAAGAACTGGCAAGACCGTGTCAGTAATTATGAAGCCAAGAAAGCAGAGCTCAAAACCAAACACAAAGTTCATGATTACGATGAAGCTGAAGAAGTTGCGAGAGGCACTTTAAATGAGCTTCAACAAAACATGATTGTGATGGGAGCTAAACAGCCTGAATTGCTTATCTATCATTTGGGTACAAATCCTGAGAAGGCAAAGAAGCTTGCAGGTATTACAGACCCAATTCAATTCGCTTTTGAGGCAGGTTCATTAGACCACCAATTGAAAGTTCAGACACGAAAACCACAAACATCACCTGAGCGAAAAGTCACAGGTTCAGGCTCACTGAGCGGAACAACTGATTCGACTCTAGAAAAGTTACGCGCCACTGCTGCAAAAACGGGCGATTACACACCTGTTATCAAATACAAGCAGCAAAAGCGTCAGAAAGAATAATTTGGAGAAATAAAGTATGGCTAATGCATTTAGCAAAGAAGAAATCGTTGCATGGGAACAACTCTGCGAAGGTTTTGAAGATTCAGAAGTAATGGCGCGCAATGTATCAAAGTACACCATCAATGGTGCAGATGCAGCGCGTACAAATGACACGATTTGGCGTCCAACTCCTTATATAGCCACTTCGTATGATGGTATGGATCAGACTTCAAACTTTAAAGACAAAACACAGTTGTCAGTTCCATCGACAATCGGTTTTAAAAAGTCCAGTCCGTTCTTGCTTGATGCCTCGGAATTACGTGACGCATTACAGCAACAACGCCTAGGTGAAGCGGCTCGACAAAAGCTTGGTTCTGACATTAACACTGCTGTTGCTCGTACTGCTGCAATGCAAGGCACCGTAGTAGTTGCTCGTCCAAATGCTGCAACATCTTATGATGACATTGCTCTTGCTGATGCTGCTTTAACTGAGCAGGGCATTAACAGCGAAAATCGTAAATTCATTTTGTCTGCACGTGATTACAACGGTTTGGCAGGTGATTTAGCGAAATCAACTCGCTCATTCACTGGCAATAAGTCTAACGACGCTTACACTCGTAGCTTCGTAGGTGAAGTGGCTGGTTTTGATACATTCAAAGCTGATTATGTGCCTCGTTTAGCTGCTGCTACTGCAACAGGTGTGACAATTGGTGCTGCTAACCAATATTATGTGCCTAAAGCAACGTCAACTGCCTCTACTGGTGAAGTTGGTAACGTGGATAACCGTTATCAAACAATCACAGTGGCCAACACAACTGGCGCGTTGAAAGCAGGTGACTGTTTCACAATTACTGGTGTTGAATCAGTACATCACATCAATAAGGAAGCAACCGGTCAGCTTAAAACCTTCCGTGTTATCTCTGTGAACAGCGCTACATCACTTGTTATTTCTCCTCCAATCATTTCTGCTCAAGGTGGAAGCGAAGCTGAGAAGCAATATCAAAATGTATCAGCTACGCCTGCCAATGGTGCCGTAGTTAATGTGATCAACATCAAAACTGCATATGCGAATCCGTTCTGGCATAAAGATGCAATTGAATTGATTCCAGCTGTTGCTGCTGTACCACGCGATGCAGGTGCTGCGGTGATGACCTACACAACTTCAAGTGGTATTGAGATTGTGTTCCAGAAGCAGTACGACATTAACACCATGAAAACCAAATTCCGTTTGGATACATGGTTCGGCGTGGTTATGACTAACCCTGAAATGTGTGGTATTGAGTTGTTCAACCAAACCTAATCTAACCTAGACCTAGTGACGACAAATGCCCGCTTATTGCGGGCGTCGTCATTTTTGGAGGCTGAAATGTCAGATGAATATCCTAAAGCGTTGTACCGCGGTGATTCCAAAACCTATGAGCATGTCATTGCGGATGGTGAAGAGCATGAACAGCATTTGCGCGAACAAGGCTATGTCAATTACTCGGAATTAAAAGAACCTGAAGTAATTGTTATTGGCAAAGCAAGTGGTTCAGGTGGTGAGTTATCAAAGGTCAAACAAGAACTTCTTGATGCGCTCAAAACAATTGAATCTAAGGATGAAGAAATCCTTGATCTAAAAGAAACTTACATTGCTGAAAACAACCAGTTACGCCAACAAGTGCGTTTCTTAGAGCTTGGTAATTTGGGTGCAGGTGATCTTCAAAAAATCCTTGACGAGAAACAAGTGAAATATGGTGCACGTGATAGCAAAGATGAGCTTGTGAAGCTTGTATTTGATGCTGAATATCCTCAAGAGGTGTAATCATGTCATGGACTAAGCGGCAAATCATTGATCAAGCACTTGAAGAAATAGGTCTTGCAGCAACGTCCTTTGATTTGCAACCAGACCAGTATGAAAGCGCAAGACGCAAAATGGACACCATGATTGCTGTGTGGTCATCAAAGAACATACAGATTGGATATCCATTACCTAGTGAGGCAAACAGTAGTGATTTAGATCAAGAGACTAACGTTCCTGACTATGCTATTGAAGCCATCTACTTAAAGTTGGCTATTAAGATTGCCCCATCCTTTGGGAAGGCCATCTCACCTGAAACAAAAACACAGGCAGCGGAAGCTTATAACAACTTGGTAGCCATGGCAGTCAAGATGCCACCACAGATGAAATATAGCTGCTCATTACCAAGTGGTGCAGGGCATAAGTATCGCTGTGACAAGTTCATCATCAACAAGCAAGACAACAATGTTTTAACCCCAGCACAAGATATGGAGTTCTTTAATGAGTAAACGACTTAATACTGTTGATTCCTTAATCTTGGGCGATCAAGTTGTAATTTATCGTGGTAACTGTACAGACTTTCGAGCAGTTCCCATTGATGTCTTAAAAGATGAGATTCTTAAAGACATTCCAATTCCAGAATTTAAAACACCAGTAGTTCAGCACTACAACCCTAATGGTGACTTCACAATGTATGTGGAGAATCATTCAGAAGGGACATTCTTGCTATTCAACCCTACAACTGGGATTACAAATGGAACAGTGGTTTTGCCTGATGCCGCCGAGGTTGTGGATAAGCAAATTGTTTCATTCACATGCTCTCAACAAATCACCAATTTAACTGTAAATGGCAATGGTGCTGCTGTAGTTGGTGCGCCTAATGCGATTTCAGCAACAGCATTCTTTAAGATTCAATACGACAAATTATCAGGTACATGGTATCGAGCGGGGTAAACATGCAAATCCCTATCTTAAATGGCATTTATACTGATCAGAACTCTGATTTCCGTACCTCATATCCAAGAAACATAATTCCAGTGCCTAAAGAACAGGGGATTTCGCAGGGTTATCTTCGACCTGCTGAGGGCATTGATCAATTTGCAAATGTACCTGCTGTTGATCGCGGTGGTATTGAATGGAATGGTGTTTGTTATCGAGTTTGTGGCAACAAATTCATAAAAGTTGATGCCAATGGTGTGGTGACTGAAATTGCTGATGTAATGGGTTATGGCCCTTGTAATTTCGATTACTCCTTTGATTATTTGGCTATCAATTCCCACCCACATTTGTATCTCTACAATGGCACTGAGCTAAAACAGATCACTGATAATGATCTTGGTGTAGTAGTCGATGTGCTTTGGGTAGATGGTTATTTCATGACAACTGATGGTGAGTTCCTTGTCGTCACAGAATTGAATGATCCATTTCAAGTAAATCCTCTTAAATATGGCTCATCAGAAGTTGACCCTGATCCTATTAATGCATTGATCAAAGTGCGTAATGAAGTTTATGCACTTAACCGGTACACAATCGAGATATTTGACAATGTCGGTGGCGATAATTTCCCATTTGCTCGCATTGATGGAGCGATGGGAACGCGTGGCACATTAGGTACCAAGACTTGCTGCAAATATATGGATGCAGTTGCATTCCTAGGTGGTGGCAAGAATGAGCCTGTTGCTTTGTGGCTATCTGCCAATGGCTCAACCAATAAAATCTCTACTCGTGAAATTGAACAAATCATTCATCAATACAGTGAAGAAACTCTATCTCAGTGCTTGATGGAATCTCGCTTGGTAGATGGTCATAACTGGCTGTACCTTCATTTACCTGATCAAACTCTTGTTTACGATTCAGCCGCATCAGAAGCCACACAGCAGCCTGTCTGGTTCACTTTAAGCTCAGGATTGATCCAAAGCCAATACTTAGCTCAAAACTTTGTATGGTGCTATGGAAAGTGGATTGCAGGTCACCCTGTCCTTGCAAAACTAGGTGTTTTAACTAATGAACATGGTGAGCATTGGGGTGACGAAGTTTCATGGGAATTTGGCACAACTATTCTCTATAACGAGTCTCGCGGGGCAATCTTTCATCAAATCGAATTGGGCTGTTTAACTGGTCGAGTTGCTTTGAATAAAGATCCAATCATTTCTACATCATGGTCGTCCGATGGTGTGAACTGGTCCAATCCAAAACAGATTAGATCTGGAAAGGTTGGTGAACAGAACAAGAGGCTTGTTTGGTTTCAGCAGGGTTATATGAGCAACTGGCGTATTCAGAAGTTCTCTGGCACATCAGATAGCAGACTCACTGTAGCGCGCATAGAGGCATATATAGAGCCTTTGGGGGTGTAATGGCTACCACAGATCAATTCAAAGTCTTACGAAGCGATTTAGAGCGAATGTGTGGTGGTAATCAGCGATTAGTGAAGGCATTCGAGAATTTATTCCGAATCCTTCCTATCAACAATGATCCCACTGACGAAGCAATTGAAGCAGCACAGATTACCGCTGACACCGCAACGGCTCAAGCATTCTTAGCATTATCGATTATTGATGCAGTCAAACAACTTGCAGAAATCATAGCAACAGAGCCTAAGCATGTTTGCACTGTTCAACAATTCGAAGACTTAAGTCCAAGAACTGAAACAGTTCAACAAGATGTAATCATTCCTTCCTATCAGCTTACAGAGCCGATGAATCTAAATTTAGAGGTCTATTAAGATGGGCGTAAAAGTATTAAACATCATCCCTTCAAAAGTGGCTGAAAATTCCCAAACCACTCAATTTACAGCAGAAGCAAATACAACAATTGATAAGTTCACAGTAACGAATACATCTGCTGCTGTAGCAAAGTTTAGTTGCAATTTGGTTTTGGTTGGTGGCACTGCTGCGAGCTCAAACCTCATTATTAAAGAGAAATCAATTAGTGCAGGAGAAACCTATGTTTGTCCTGAGCTTGTAGGCCATTCTTTGGAATCTAAAAGCTTCATTAGTACGTTATCTGATACAGCAGGTGCTTTAACTATTCGTGCATCAGGTCGGGAGATTACTTAATGGATAGTTCACTATTAATGAGCGCCTTGGCCTCAAGCAATATTCAGCAATCAAATGGTGATTTTACTGATCGAGTACACGGTCTTCAAAATGCACTCTTACAACAGGAACAGGCATGGCATGGTGAAATACACCATTTTGCACCAGGAGTATACCTAAGAGAGTTTCGCTGTTTTGAAAATACTTTATTGGTAGGGAAAACACATCGTCATGAACATTTGTTTGTACTACTTGAAGGCAAGTGTGAAGTAGCAACTGAAGATGGCCCTAAATTTCTTGAAGCTCCATACATTGGTAAATCACCTGCAGGTGTAAAAAGAGCACTTTACACACATACAGACATTATTTGGATAACCATTCATGCAACTGACGAAACTGACATTAGCAAAATAGAAGAATGGCTAGTGGTTCCAGATGAAGAGGTTAGAGATTTTCGTCGCGATATGGGGTTAGACCCTATTGTTGATGTAAAGGAGAAATAACATGAGTGTATGGGCAGCAGGCGCTGTAGCTGTTGGCACAATTGGCGCAGGTTATCTCGGAAGTCAGGCATCAAAAAAAGCAGCAGGTCAGGCATCAGATGCCCAGATACGTGCAGCCGAAATCGCAGCAGAAGAGCAACGCCGACAGTTTGATAAAGTCCAAGGACTTTTAAATCCATTTGTAAATGCGGGAACATCTGCATTAGGTGGTCAACAAGACTTACTTGGTCTAAATGGAATGCAAGCACAACAGGATGCAATCAATGGCATCCGCAACAGTTCCGAATTTCAAACTTATCTTGATTTGGGTGAAAATTCACTACGCCAAAATGCTGCTGCTACGGGTGGATTGCGTGGTGGTAATACTCAAGCCGCTTTAGCTCAATTCTCACCTCAATTGCTAAATCAAATGATCAACCAACGTTATTCAAATCTTGGTGGATTAACTGCACTTGGTCAGAATGCAGCAGCAGGTGTTGGTAATGCTGGTATGCAATCCGCAAGCAACATTGGAAACTTAATGCAACAGGCAGGAGCTGCTCAAGCAGGAAACTACATGGCTCAAGGACAAGCTAATGCAAATATGTGGGGCAATTTTGCTGGTGCACTAGGAACTATTGGTGGTGCCTATATGAACAGAAATAAAGCATCTACAGGAGGGTTTTAAATGGTTAGTCCAATAGATTATCGACTTGATGTGCTTAACCCTGTTCAGCAAGCTATGCAAGGGTATAACTTAGGAACTCAAATGGCAGTTAACCAAAGTGCCATTCAAGCAGCCCAAGCAGAGGAAGCCAGAAAACAGCAACAGTTTTTAGCCCAACAAGAACAGCAGAAAGCTATGTATGACTTCTCATTGAAGCCAGATAAATCAACTCAAGATTTTGTAGATTTCACAGTTCGTTATCCACAACTCACAGAGCAATATAAGAAATCTTGGGAAATGATGGATAGTGGACAGCGCGCAGATTCATTGAAAACTGCGGCAGAAGTAATGTCTGCAATAAAAACTGGCAATCCAAATGTTGCTCAAGAAATTCTTGAAGAACGTGCTAAAGCTTACGAAAATAGTGGTCAACGAGAATCTGCATTTAACATGCGAAGAATGAAAGGGATGATATCTAAAGATCCAAATAGCATTTATTCATCTTTGGGATTGTTTGGAAGTGCTGTTAGCCCTGACGAATTCGGCTCTATGATTGATAAGTTTGGATCTGGGGTTCGTGCTGATCAAATGCAGCCTTATGAAATTGCAGGCAAGCAAGCTCAAACAGCTTACACACAATCGCAAACTGCAGGCCAGAATATTGAGAATCTATACAAGCCGCAACAAATCGAATCTGATCTCAAGAATGTTAATTCTCAAATCAGTTCGCGTGAGGCTGATGATGCATACAAACAGCAGCAGCTCTTTTTTGAGAAAAACAAGCCAGTCAATTTTGGTATTGATAAAGAAGGTCGTAAGTATGCTGTTATGCCAAATGGAGAAGCTCGTTATGTGAAAGATGCTCAGGGTAACTACATTACTGACATTAAGTCTGAAAAGCCAATGACTGCAACAATGCAGAAAGAACTTTTTGAGACTGATGATGCAATCTCAAGTTCACAATCAGTAATTTCAAATCTGAAAGAGGCTTTGCGGCTTAGTCCAAAAGCTTATCAAGGTGTTGGTGCTTCTAACCTTGCAACTTTGGCAGGGAATGCAAGGATAGACAAGGAGCGTGCTGAAAACACTGCTATGCTTAACAATATTGTTACTACCAATGCTTTAGATGCCTTAAAGTCTACCTTTGGTGCAGCCCCAACTGAGGGTGAGCGTAAGATCCTTCTAGAGATTCAAGGTTCCGTAAATCTTCCTGCTAAGCAGCGAGAAGCAATTTATAATCGTGCACTACAAGCTGCAACAAGGCGCTTAAATACCTATCAAAAGAAAGCAGATGCTATTCGAGGTGGTAGTTACACTTCATCGGAATATAGTAATGCTCAAGCACCACAACAACAGCAAGCTACAAGGCCTGTTGCACGTAGTTTTTTCGATTAATTTCTATGATATATTCCCTTCATAACAATGAGGGGAATATTTATGTATTTAGGTATAGGAGCTCTATTAATTATTGCTTTTGCTTGGTGGTTATTATGGAGCAAGATGTGTGATATTGAGCAAAAACAATTGAAAATGAATGATGAAATAACATCATCTTTAAAATATTTAGAAGAACAATTGAATTTAACGCAGAGTATGATAGAGCGGGTTGAGGATAATATCCCGCCTGTTTCACAAGATGTGAAGGACATATGGAAAGAAAGAGAATTAAATAAATAAGTGAATTTAATATGAGTATATTTGGCTTAATTGTAGTTGGGTGCATAATGTGGTGGCTTGCCCGTCAAAATGATAAGAAAATGGACGAAAATTTTCTTAATCTTTCTTTGCGTTGTGACTATCTTGAAAAGCGAGTGGAAGAATTAGAAGCTTCAACTAGGCAAAATGAAGAAGATATTGAATGCTATAAGCGCAAAGTAAATACACTAAGCCAACGCTTACATGAACTAGAAAAGCCATATCAAAATAGTATTTTTGATGACTAAAATTAAAGCACCAGAAGGTGCTTTTTTTACGCCTGTAATTAACACAACCAAACCACATATCTTTTAAACGAACCTGTCCATAGCGGCAGGTTTTTTTATGCCTGAGTGTTTTATTTGCATTCTGCATTCAGGCCAAACACAACTCCAAGGAGTAAATCTATGAATGCTATGTTAAAACCAATTGCAATTGTAAATGTTGAAAATGGTCAGCCAATGACTAGCACTATGCAAATAGCATTGGGTCTGGGTATTCAGCATGCCACAATCATTAAACTAGTTAGAACTTATATGCCAGACTTTCAAGAGTTTGGCTTGGTCAGATTTAAAATCCAACCAAGATTAGAGGGGCAGCATGGAGGTGGGGAAGCAAAGTTTGTTCCATTAAACGAGCAACAAGCAACTTTCTTAATGACCTTAATGCGAAATAGCCCAAGAGTAATTGAGTTTAAAAAAGCACTTGTAAAAGCTTTTTTCGAAACTCGTGAATTTATTCGATCTCAAGACCAGAGTTACAACAACATCCATAACAAATTAACTTTGCAACTTGATTTGGAGAAAGCAGATGCAAGCCTAGCAGGAAGTATTCTTGGTAGCTATCGAAAAAAACGAGACTTGCTTATGACTGCTATTTCAGAAGTTGAAAGCCTAATGCAGCCATGTTTATTTGACTAAACTGAATCAATACCGCCTTCGGGCGGTTTTTTATTACCTAAGGAAAAGTTATGGCTTCACGACAAGATTTAGAAAATGCCCTTCAAAATCCTAATGTGCGAAAAATGCTTGATGTAATTGCCAGTGCAGAAGGCGTTAAGCATGGTTATAACACCATCTTTGGCAATTCAAGATTAGCTAATCTAAGTGCACATCCTAACCTAAGAAAGAAGTTCACACAGACTGATGGTCGAGAGAACTACACCACAGCAGCTGGACGCTATCAGTTTTTAAACAAAACGTGGAATAACCTTGCTAAAACTTATGGTTTAGATGATTTCTCCCCTAAAAACCAAGACCTTGGTGCAGTAGCTCTAATTGCTGGTAGGGGCGCTTTAAATGATGTTTTGAATGGCAACTTTAAGGGCGCAATAGGTAAGTTGGGTAGTGAGTGGGCATCTTTACCTACATCCACTTTTGCTCAAGGTAAACGCTCTTGGAATTTCATCAACAAGCAACTTGGCAGTAATAATCAGGGGAATTTATATGAACCTGAAATGGTGCCAAAAAATATGATTGCAGCGAAAAGTAATTATGAGCCAGAGCTTGTCCCTAAATCCATGATGCAAACAACACAGATTCAACAACAAGTTTATGAACCTGAACTTGTTCCAGCAAACATGATGACTTAAAGGTAATTAAAATGGCTGAGCAAGGTGCTAATACACAAAGTCGTATTGATGCAGCAAGAAAAGCAGGACTATCAGATTCAGAAATCCTGCAAGGAATGAAAGAAAGCAATCGCTATGCAGATAGTTTTAAAAATGCTTATGCAGCTGGACTTACTGATCAGGATATTGCAAGCGATTTTGGTTTGAATGTTCAGGATCAAGCTGATCCAAATGATCAAAAGCTTTGGATCGAAAACGGAAATGTAAATGTTGTAAACCCACCTATTCGAATTACAGCTTCTGGCGAGAAATATGTCCCACCTGATGTTGAGCAAATCAAAAAAGAGGAAATGCTCAATCAAGCGCGAGAAGCAGGGCCAGTACAGCCTTGGGAGGCAACATTATTTGGAGCAACAAGGCTTGGCTCGGGAATTAATCAAGGTATATCTTATGCTGCTGATGCTTTGAGTGAAGGAATAAATAATATCCTTGGCACTGATCTTGACACTAATTCATATGATCGCGTAACTAAAGAGCGACAAGAGGTCAGTGACTGGAATAATTTGCGAAGAGAAGCAAATGGTCAGGGAATGGATGTTTATGGGTTTTTAGGTGAATTAGGATCTACAGCACCACTTGCAGCGGGAAGCATTGGTCCTACTTTATTATCCACAGCAGGTAGAAGCGCCTTATCAGGAGCTGGCATTTCTGCGGCAAGCTTTGCAAATGATGCTGAACAACGCACTGACAATACAGCATTTGGTGCAATTGGCGGTGCCATTGGTGGAACCTTAGGAAAGGTATTAGCATCAGGTATTGTAAAAGGCATTAATGTCATAAAAAACAATCTTCAAAAGCCAGCTCAAGAAATTATGAATACAGGTGATGAGTTTGGTGTACGCACATCTACAGGTGATTTAACTCAAAACCCATTTATTCAACGAGCTGAAGTAGCAATGGAGCAAGTCCCTGTTGTAGGAACTTCAGGCTTTCGAAAAGCTCAACAAGAAGAAGTGAAACAAGCTGCAAAAAACCTGCTTGGAAAATTCAAACAGAACCTTTCTTCAACAGAATTCAAAAGCCTTAACAATATTCAAAATGCTGCAGCATCTGGTGATAAGAATGCCCAGCGGATTGTAGGAATCATCAATAGTGCTGATGACACTGGAAAAGTATTGCAAGCAGCAGCTGAGGTGAAAAGTTGGAGGGCCTCCAATATTGCTTCTCAAATGTACAACCGTGTTGAAGCCCTTGCAGGAAATTCCAGAGTGCCAACTTCAAACACTGTGCAAGCGATTGATAGTGTTATTGCTAGTGACTCTAAAGTTGTTCCAAATGAAAGGCTTTTGAATGAACTTACCTCAATTAGAGAGAAAGTTTCTGATCCGACAATTAATGTGAATTTCTCTGAACTCAGAAATGCAAGATCTAGATTGGGAGAGCTTGTTGATCAATGGGGTAGAGATGGTGAAAGCACAGCAGGATTGACAGCTATTCGTAATTCCATAGATCAAGATATGAGTGACTTTGCTCTATCAAGTGGAAAGCCTGAACTTATCAATGCCTTTAAAAATGCCAATGGATTTTACCGTAATTGGCAAACAGGGAGAGATAAGGCATTAGCTAACTCTATGCGAAGCCAAACACCAGACCAAATCTACAATACGTTCATTAAGGTTGGCCAAGGAGATAAAGCCAAAAACTTTTATCGGAACTTGGACCCTAAAGGTCAAGCTGCTTTGCGTTTTGAGATGATCAACAAAGCTATTGAGAAGGCGTCTAATGAATCTAAAGACGTATTTAGCCCTGCAAAATTTGCTCTTGAATTTGAGCGTCTAAATAAGCCTTACCAAAATATTTTCTCTGGTTCTGACAAAGCTCAAATGGATTCATTTGTGAAGCTCATGAGGCATGTGGAGAGAGCGGGTCAATATGCAGAAAATCCTCCAACAGGAAACAGGATTGCACCTATTTTGATGGGTGGTGCGGCAGTTGCTAATGCCCCATTGGCCATTAAGGCCGCCACTGTTACTGGTATAGCAAATGTTTTATTCACCACCAAAGCAGGGCAAAGACTACTTCTCGCTTCGAAAGAACTCCCTGTGGGCTCAGAAAAGTTAACGAACATTTTAAAGATGGCTGAGAAATTGAGTCAGCAAAGTGGTCGAGCAGGATCAACATCAGAACAAAAGAGGTCAAATGAATGAGCAACAGAGTCTCAACTCCTTTTCCAATATACAGTGACACAGATGGAAGCCCGCTAGATGCGGGCTTTATCTTTATTGGAGAGTCGAATAAAAATCCTATTCTCTCTCCAATTGCCATTTTTTACGATGCTGCACTGACGATGCCTTCTGAGAATCCTGCAAGGACTCGAAATGGGTATGTTGTTAAGAATGGTGCGCCACGACAGTTATTCTGTGCTGAACCTTTGGTTTCAATAGCTGTTCAAAACAAGCGAAAAGAACCTGTTTGGAACTTAGCAACAGTCAATCTTAATCCGGGTGTGACTACTGACGCTGTGATTGACACAGCCACAGGTCAATCACAAGCAACAATTAATGCAGACACTTTGCGTAAGTCTCAAAACCTTAATGACCTACCCAACAAAGAACAATCTAGAGACAACCTTTCTGTTTATTCGAAGGCTCAAGTAGACGCAAAGATTGTTGATGCAACAGAAGAAGTGAAGGGTATTTCACGTATTGCCACCAAGGATGAAGTTACGGCAGGGACGGCTGACAACTTGGTTGTTACGCCAAAAAAACACGCTGAATACTTCATCGAAAGATCCATTGGATTTGATCAGAAGTGGCAAGACCTGACTACCTCACGCGAAGTTGACACTGAATACACCAATGACACCAAAAGCCCAATCCAAGTGAACATCATCATCAATGGTGATATTGCCACAGCTGCACGCAATACAACCTGTGAAGTTGATGGGGTCACAATTGTTCGCACATCAAATGCTAATGAAGATGCACAAACAAAAACAGTGAGTTTCATTGTTCCACCAGCTAGCAAATACAAGGTCACAGGGATTAAGTCAATCCTGACATGGCTTGAACTAAGAAAATTACCTACATAGGACAAATAGATGACAAACCTAGTTATAAGCCCGCATGTGCCATTTACTGATATCGACGGAAGCCCTCTTAATGAGGGCTTTATTTTTATCGGTGAAAAAGATAAAGATCCTACACTATTTCCAATCGCAGTATATTGGGATGAGGCAAAAACATTACCTGTGATGCAACCAATACGAACTAAAAATGGTTTTGTAGTGAATGGTGATTCATTTGCAAAGATTTTCATTGAGGTAGAGAGCTGTTCGGTTTTAGTGAAAAATCGGAATCAGTCAAATATCTATTTTGAGCAAAACTCACCGCAGTTTACGAGCGTCTCATCTGCATCAGGTCTTGTGCAAACTGAAAAATCACGAGCAATGGCAGCTGAAACTGCTTTAAGTACATCAATTACAACTGAATCTAATCGTGCTACAGTAGCAGAGGGGTTACTTCAAACCCAAATCAATGCTAATGGGGTTGGGAATCGAGCATATTTAACCTATGCAGCAATGAATGCAGATAAGGTAAATATTCCCGCAAAATCAAAAGTAACTGTCACTAATGATCCTACAACATCAAATAATGGTGATTGGCAGTACGATGGAACCAATTTCACCAAATCTACTTATGATCCAGTTTTACAAGCCAATACATACACTCAGCAATATGTTGCAGTTAATGCGCTTTCAGTTAAGCCAAATCTAACAACTGAAGACCTTAATACGGTTACTACTATTGGTATTTACCATCAGCCATCTGATGCCAACGCAACACTGGCAAATAACTATCCCGATACACGTGCTGGTACGCTTGAGGTAGTAGAGAGAAGCGGTTTTCTAGTCCAAGAATATACAACTTGGTTTGGACGTAAATTCTGGAGAACCAAACAAGGTGCAAATCCTATGCAGTTGTGGCAAGAGGTCTCAACTGTTGCGAATTTTGAAAGCAAAGCTTTGATTGTTAAACCAAATCTTGCTACAGAGAATTTAAATACAGTTCTAGATCGAGGTATTTACCGACAGCCATCAAATACAAATGGTTCAATAGCAAATGGGTATCCTGAGGATTCCGCTTCAGGTATTTTAAGAGTGTATTCAACCGACGCAAACTACACTGTTCAAGAATATACAACTTGGGTGGGGAACAAGTATTGGCGTAGTAAATACACTACAAACAACTTTACTGTTTGGAAGAAAGTTGCAACCCAAGCACAAATAGATGAAGCGCTATCTCGGAAGGCTAACTTATCTACTGAGGATTTAAATACTGTATTAACATATGGTATTTACCGACAACCTTCAGACGCGAATGCAACTCTCGCAAATAACTATCCTGATACTCGTGCTGGCACATTAGAAGTCATTGAAGGTGGAGGGTTTGTTATTCAGGAGTACACTACTTGGTTTGGAAGAAAGTTTTATAGAACCAAGCAGGGTTCAAACGCGATTCAACCTTGGCAAGAATATGCCAAGATGAGAAATATTGATCTTGTTGCACCCTACAAAGGAAAAAACTTTGCTTGGTTTGGCGACTCAATTGTGAATGGTAATAATCACCCAAATCGAATAGCAGCAAATTTACAGGCCACTGTAAGTAAATTTGGCTTCAACTCATGCACAATGTCTAAAAATGCAGGATCACCAAATGGTTATGACAAACTAACAATGTATCGATTTGGGCATGCAATCAACACGGGAGATTTCTCTGAAGTTGTGGCTGGAGCCCAATGGATTAAAGACAATAGTGGGCCTGATTTCACGCCTCAAGCAAACGCTATGGCTGTGATGGATTGGAATACAGTTGATTACATAATGATTGCATTTGGGACAAATGACTGGGCAGGTAGCACTCCATTAGGTGACACATATGTAGCAGACCCAAATGGCGAGACCTACATTGGGGCGGCTTGTTATGCAATAGAGCAGATTCAGACTCGATACCCACATATTCAAATCATGTTTATTGGCATGCCATTCCGTACTCGATGGTTTCAAACTCCTGTTCCAGATCGACCAGATCAAAACAGTGATAACACTCCAGATGCGCAAGGTAAAATTCTTGTTGATTATGAAAATGCACTAGTTGAAATCGGCAAGAAATACCATGTTCCAGTATTTGAGTTTAATAAGCGTAGTGACATTAATGCTATGACTTACACCAACTACTACACAGATGGAGTTCATCCCAAAGAAAATGGCATTCAATTATGGACCAAGAAAATTGGTGCATTCTTGATGAATAACTAAGAAAAACATGTCAAAGCCCCTTTAGGGGCTTTTTTATTATCTGGAGAAAAGTGAATGGAACCAGTTTCAACTGGCGGTTTTGCAGCAATTTTAAAGTTTTACGGGGTAGCAATCATGGTGACTTTAGCAGTCGCTTTGGTAGCAGCTGTAGTGATGATGACTCGAATGCCTAGATCACCTCAAGAGTGGGCAGTTGGTTTGATTTGCACAGTGGTATCAAGTCTTGCAGGTGGGTCTTTCATTATTTTGAAATTCACCTTGCACGCATGGGCCACTGATACATGGGGATGGTTTGCTATTGGCGGTTTGTTCTTTGTATGTGGTTTGCCTGGTTGGGCATTGGTCCGCTGGATATTCAACTTTATAGACAAGCAGGAAGGCAAAACGATTGTTGAAGTGATCAAAGAATTCAAGAAAGCAAAGAATGATATTTCAGGTGGTGAGACATGAATTTTGACAAAGCATTTGACCGGCTAATAGGACATGAGGCTGGTTATTCAATCGATAAGCGCGATCCGGGTAACTGGACTGGCGGCAAAGTGGGTGTGGGGGTTTTAAAGGGCACTAAGTACGGAATTGCTGCTAATACCTATCCAAATCTTGATATTAAGAAGCTGACCATAGAACAAGCCAAGCAGATCTATAAAAAGGATTGGTGGGATAAGTTGGGTGCAGATAGTTTGCATTCATCTATTGTATTTCAGCTTTGGGACTTTGCTGTTAATGCAGGGAAATCTCGTGCTATTAAAGAGCTTCAACAAGTTGCAGGAGTTTCAGATGATGGAATTATTGGTCCCAAAACTATTGCTGCTGTAAAAGCCATGGATGTAAATGATGTACTTCTAAAGCTCAATGCAGAGCGTTTGAAGTTCTATACATCGTTAAGTACATGGCCTACATACGGCAAAGGCTGGACCAATCGAGTTGCGGAGAATCTAATCTATGCAGCGGAAGATAATTAAGAAGCAATGTAAACGCTCTAAATTTGCAATCCTCATTACAGTGCTGTGTCTCCTATTCTCAGGATGCACAGCTCATACCATTAAAACAAATGTCAGTATTTCGGTTTGCTTGCAGTGCGTTCAGGGTTAATTCACTCCCTCGCTATTTCCACGCCTTTCAATTTTCTACCTTCCGTCACCATGAATCTATTTGCTTCGCGCACTTCTAAAAACTTTACAGCCTCATCTTTTGTATCTAAAAAGACATATTGCTGAGTGACCATGCCATTTATATCTGAGTAGTCTTGGTAATCTTCAAATAGTGATTGCTGGATGTGCAAGTATTGCTTGCCTTTCTTGATGTAGAAGTACTTCATTTCATGGCCCAACTATCAACGATATCCGCCCAGTCTTGCATCATTTCCCGTCTAGGTTTTAAGTGTTTTGAATGGTCATAAGATGCTTTAGTTCTATTTGATTCTGCATGAGCTAATTGTTTTTCCACCCACGCCTCTTCATAGCCTTTCTCATAAAGTAAAGTTGATGCTGTGGCTCTAAAATCGTGCGTAGTGACACCTTTCAAACCGATGTACTCCAACATGCTATTTAGAGTTTCCTTTGCCAACATACCTTCATTCTTTTTGCTATAGATAGCTGGGAATACTAGTATTACATCACTTGAAATCTCGTATTGTTGTTTTAAAATGTTAAACACTTGATTTGAAATCGGTAGGACGTGAATCCTATCTTTTTTCATAGCTTCTTCAGGAAATCGAATAAGTCTATTCTCAAAATCAATCCAGTCCCATTGCATTTTTCTGATTTCAATAGCACGTAGCATTGTGTATAAAAGAATAAAGCCTGCATTCTTTACTGTTTGGGTGCCATTGTATTTGGGGAGACTTGTTCTAGCTTTGTAACGCTCTTCTTTTGTGAGTGCTCTAGCGTGATTTACACGCGGTCTTTTAATTACATCACGTACAGCATAGGTAGGATCATTTTCGGCACGAAGTGTTGCAATAGCATAGCGGATAACAGCCCCAAGGAATCTTCTATTCTCAAGCGCAGCAGATGCGCCAGTGAACCTACCATTTGATTCTTTCACAACACGATCGACAGTATTGTTTAAAATTTTAAGCACATCAGCTGCAGTTACATCACTTACATTCTTTTTCCCGATAATGGGAGAGATATCTTTAGCTAAAGCAATATCAAATTTGCCCTGATATATTTCAGATTTTGCACTCATTCTTTTAAGCTTAAATTCTGAAGCTATAGAATCAAAAGTATTTTGTGTTTCAGCCAAAGCTTGTGCTTTTATATTTTTTCGATCTTCGACAGGGTGTATGCCTTTGGCCAGTTTAGCCCGCATCTCATCTTTTAGCGTACGAGCATCAGCAAGACCAATAGAAGGGTATTCACCTAAGCTCATTGATGATTCTTTACCTTGATAAACGAATTTAAAACGCCATACCTTAGCACCAGTGGGGCGAACTTCTATATAGAGTCGATCAGCATCTAAAATACGATAAACTTTGTCTTGAGGTTTTAAAGTTTTAATTTTTGCATCAGAAAGCTTTACAGCAGCCATTTTAAAGAACCGAACAACACGTTACCCGTATTATTACCCGTTTTACTTGTGAATTAAAACATATTAAAAGGAACTAATAAGAACAATGGTAACTATAAATCAATAAGATATATATGGGTTTGAGAACTAAAACGTACTATATGAAATTCAAACACTTATTATTTTTTACAACTGTTGCTTGCGCCATAATTTAAACTTCCACAATTAGCTCTATTGTGCCGTAAAACGCAACCTTTTTCCAATGTTTAGGAATTTCGCGTTTAGAGCCAACATTTGTTAAAATACGCTCCTTATCTCATTAACTAGAGTACACCGCATGTCTAAAACACGTGTGATTTATCCGGGGACTTTCGATCCAATAACCAATGGACATGTTGATTTGGTTGCAAGAGCATCAAAAATGTTTGATGAAGTTGTGGTTGCAATTGCGATTGGTCATCATAAAAATCCAGTGTTTAGTTTAGAAGAGCGTGTTGAGTTGGCAAAAGCATCACTCAGTCATTTGAACAATGTTGAGTTTGTGGGTTTTGATGGCTTGCTGGTCAATTTTTTTCGTGAACAACAGGCAACAGCCGTACTCCGTGGTTTAAGAGCAATCTCAGATTTTGAATATGAATTTCAACTGGCGAATATGAACCGTCAGCTTGATCCACATTTCGAATCGGTATTTTTAACTCCCTCTGAGCAATATTCATTTATCTCATCGACTTTGGTAAGAGAAATTGCTCGCTTAAAAGGTGATGTGACCAAATTTGTGCCTGCCGTTGTGGTTGAGGCCTTTGAACGTAAACATCAACAAGGTTGGTAGCGTGTCTTTATATATTACAGATGAATGCATTAACTGTGATGTCTGTGAACCTGTATGTCCCAATGAAGCCATTTATATGGGTGAGCTGATTTATGAGATTGATCCTGCACTCTGTACAGAATGTATCGGTCACCATGATCAGCCACAGTGTCAGTTGTTTTGCCCTGTGGATTGTATTCCGCTCGATCCCCAACATGTCGAATCGCATGATGACTTGATGGCGAAATACAAAAAGTTGACTGCGCAAAAAAATACGAGCAATTAACGGCGAACTTTGATAAGATGCGCCACGAAGTGGGCCGGACGGTCGCTGCTGTGGAGGTCTCCGTGACTGAAGCAGGGGAGGAAAGTCCGGGCTTCATAGGGCAAGGTGCCAGGTAACGCCTGGGCGGCGAAAGCCGACGGCAAGTGCAGCAGAGAGTAGACCGCCAATCCCTCCGTTCATCCCTTTAATAA